CGGTTAATGAAGAATGTAAGCCTGGCTATACCACATATTGTCGATACGCAACTGATGCGTTCCCGGCAATTGGTTCGACCAGGTTCAACTTCTTCGGTGAAGCATCTATACCCGATTGGGGTGTAATCGCTTCCCTAGCGTATAAGTTTATACACTGATGCATACTCAGAGACCAATTAGCAGTTATGCTTAATCTGCGTATGATACTACTGAGTAATTCTCGAAAGGAGATTACAATGTTCACTTTCCCGTCTTTCGGGACCACTGTTGTGTACGAGATCACCGGCAACCAGCACTGCTTGGATAATACCAAGTGGATGTTGATTGATTCCACTGCCGAGGGTGACTCACGCGAGGCCTTATATCAGTATGTTAGTTCTGAAATGGCCCCGGCAGAAGCACCTAACTTCCGGGTCGGGATTTATCCCAACCGGAAAGCCAACGGCGGCGAAGGCGCCACGAATGTTTCCTTAAAGCTCGTTATCCCCACTATTAAAACCGTGGGGGAACTTGCCATGGGATATGTTCCGACTACCTTCACCTTCGCGTGGACGGTTCCTGGTTTGCAAGCCGTATTCGATGCGGTCAAGTTCGTCCAGCTCTTTGTGAGCATGGTCAGCTTGGCTCTGCCTCTCGATGAGGGCGATGCAACCACAGCGGCGCGTTTCACGGCGCTGTCGTACAACGTACCGGAGATTCTAGGTATCGCCCTTCCGGACGAAAGCTAATCTATGCGGTACGAATGGAAGGTTAGCATACCCTCCACTACCGGTAAATTCGACAAAATTCTTGATGTCGATAATCCCGAATCCCACACTTTCGCGAGGTTCCAACAAAATAGGTATAATGTTGGGATTTTGTGCATTTCGTGGACATCTTTACTGGCGGATTCACCTATTGGACTTAAGCCTAACCGAACCTTGAACAACTTCATTACGAGGTTACTCTCGGACCCGGTAAAACTTATACTCCTTTACACTGAGCTCTATGACAAACTCGTTTCTCAGCTTGTCTATAATAGAGATCGGGACATTAGTGCCCCTTTTCTTGCAGAATTTAAGGATACTCCCATATTTAAGGAGTATCTTGCGTTCTACAGGACTCAGGACTCTTCATTACTCCGGTACATATTGACTTTCCTTGCGTTTGGCAAGAAGTCATACTATGTCGACGAGTCACTCGATGCCACAGCATTACGCAAATGGCACAAGGTGGAAGAGAGGTTGGCTGGGTTAACATTACCAGCTTGGACAGTCAACTTGCGCGATGTTATGCGCTGGCTGCTGTCTGAGATTTGTTGCGACGTCTTTTTGCCAAAACATGGCAATGGTGCCGTCGCGGAGCGAGGGGTTCATGGCATAGCTGCTAAGAATCTTTCGTTGTTTCCTACGAAGCTGATAGATTGCTTCTTCCTGAGCAATACTCAGTTGAGTAACGAGACCAAAAATGTTGGCCTGCCCAGTTGTTTGCCGCCCAAAGAGCTTGAGCACCGTTTGTCATCTCGTCTTAAGTTCGTTCCTAAAGACCTGAAGTCTTCGAGATCCATTTGCATGGAACCCGTTGTCTTCCAGTGGGCCCAACAAGGCGCCCGTCTGTGGATCGAACATGGGATCAAGCGTACTATCCTCAAAAATCATATCGACTTAGAGGACCAAGGATTAAACCAGCGGTTATCGCGTATCGGATCTATTGATTCGAGCTACGACACCATTGATTTGTCCAGTGCGTCTGATTCTGTAAGCTGGAGACTCATAAAGAGTATTGTACCTTACAGTATTCTAAAGTACCTCGCAGCCTGCAGAACGAGTAGTGTTGAGCTACCTGATGGGACCGAGTTTGCGTTAAGCAAGTTCGCCCCAATGGGCAGCAGTCTGTGCTTCCCTACACAGACAATCCTATACTCATCTATCATCCTGATGATAAGTATGGCACGGTGCTTAGGTCGCGATTGGCGAGAACCACATTGCTTTGATGGTCTAGACTTGGATAAATTGTACAATAGTACGTTTACCAGATCAACCACCGGAAAAGTTAAACGGTTCAAACCTTTCGCATGCTATGGTGACGATATCGTCCTAGATAATAGGACGACGTCTAACACCATTGAGGCCCTAAACGCTCTAGGTTTTGAAGTGAATGTGTCTAAATCGTTCACCGGCGACCAAGTGTACCGAGAATCTTGCGGTTCACATTGGTTTAAGGGAGACGACGTAACACCTCTATACTTCAAGGTCAAAAGCGTCAGCCAGAGAATATCTATAGAGTCGATGACAGGCGTAATTGATGCCATAAATCGAGCTCACAGCTACGGCTTCCAGATGCTACGGAAGTCACTGATAGCCTTTGCTCTCTACTACCCTATTATAGGGAAGCACGGCAGGACAATCAGCGCTGAGCCTCAGAATCCAATCTTGTTCACTTCGAACCAGGAGGATTCCATGGCTATAGTATGTGTGCACCCGAGGAATACGCACTTGCGTAAAAGAGTATATGTCGAGTCTAAACAACTCGATCAGAACTCTACATCTCAGCGCTATCAACGCGACGAGGTGTATCGGGTCACCGCTGGGCCATCGCGGAAGAAGCGTGTACCTGCATCGCAGGATAACTACTTCTATACGCTATGGTGGCGCTCACGGTACGCAGACGGTGGGAATGATGGCACTTTGCCATCATCCGTCTACGCAGCCGACGTCATTGGAGTGGACGTCAAG